CCCATCCGCTGGCCTACAACCTTCTCGCGGTTGCCGAAGAACGGCAGCACGAGCTCGCGATCCAGCAGGTTTACATCCAACGGGTTGATGTCCAGATTGGACACCAACAGTGCATCGTTACCAGTGAATGTTGGCGCGGTGCCATAGGTGCTCTCTGCCGCCGCGAGCAGCAGGCGCTTACGCGTAAACAGAGTCATCAGCCTCAGGAGTGATTGGAGCTGGAATCACACACTCAGCCGACTTAAAGTCTTGGTCGATCCATTTGCCGGTTGCCTCATCCAGCAGATAGCTGCCGCCATCTGTAGGCCGAGGGTCTGGTTCAGGCTTAGATCGTGCCATGCACAGTGGTGTGAATCCACATCCACAAGGTATGGAGCCCGCCTAAACGCCCAGGTCTGTAACGCTGGTGCGGTACCTGACGCGATACGACAACACGACCCACACAGCAGCTAGATCGCCCTTCTCAAACTGCGGGTCACGCCCTAGCGGCCATAGGTCCATCGTTAGCCCGCCAAGGCTGCGATCAGCCATCAGCAGGCTGTGTACAGACTTCACGACTGGATCAGCCACCTGATCTGGAATGGTGCCTCTGGCGTAGACAGCTACCACCAGCGTGAAAGTCCAGTCGATCTTGCAGGTGCTGGCCGGTTCAGGTGCAGCATTATCTGGGCCAGGTTCAATGACCACGGCCGGCGACTCGTTCCGGCTGAATGCCTCCTGCCTTGACCTATACACCCGGCCTGAAACACCCGTGGTCGGTGCCAGCTTGGTGGCTACAGCAGCGAGGATCTGTTCCTGCTTAGTGCTCATACCTTCTCCAGCGAGATGACGCACAGCAGGCCATCAGCCATCCGCATCGGCTCATGACGCACCTTGTACGCCACGCCATCGACGGTGATGCTATTGCCGTAGCGCAGGTGGCCTAGCTCGCTCGTACGTACGGTGAGAGCATTCTCGACGCTCACCACTTGCTCATCTAGCACTAGCTCAGACTTCTCATCAAATATCCCCGTGGTCGATACTGCACCCGCCACCACCGGCACGCGTCCTAGGCGCCGTGAGGTGACATCCCACATCCGTAGGTGCAGTCGTGTCCAGGGATCAGCCATGCTTCAGGGTATGGCTGCCCGTTGATCCGCAGACCTACTTCACCTGACAGCTGGTCTCCAGCAGGTGTGCAGCGAGGTTAGAGAGGCTGCGGCCTTCGTAGTCACTGCGGTCTAGAAGCTGCTGGTACAGCGCCCAGTTGATCGTAATGGTGATGCGCTGCGGCGTGCGGCGCATTGTGCCCAGAGCGGTTGCGGCAACAGTGCCGTGCTGTTTGAATCCGGTCATCATCCTGTGTATGCAGGGTGGTCACGGGTCGGGGTGGTGACACACCGCCGGCCCACCTCATGGCTAGCCATGCTTTGCGGGTTGCGTCAAGTGTTATGCGTAGCCCGCATGAAACGGCGGCTATGCCTTGGCCACCACCCAGGCCTCATCCACGTTTGGCGTTTCGGGGTTGTCAGGCAGGAACTGGCCGGTCTGCGGGTCCCGGGCCCGGCGGATCACCTTCTCAGTGCCCGACGGCTTGTCAGGTTTAGGCGTGTGCTCTGGTCGCCGGCTCAGCTGTTCCCGCGCCTGCTGGCTCAGCTGGGGGTGTTTCTTGGCTGCGCGAACGTACGGATTCATTGCATCATGACCTCCAGGGTTTGAGTGTCTGGAGCTTGTTCGGAGTCGCCAGCGAACACACGGCTAGCGGTGTTGACTACCACTAGGTATTGATCCCAGGATTGGGGGGTGTCAGCGGCGGCGTAGTTGACGTGCCAGCCGTCGAGCACAGTCGGCGGGGTTAGGACTTCGCCGGTCTCGGGGTCGTAGCTGCCACCCTTGTAGATCGTGCCTACCTCGTCAATGGCGTGCGTGTGGCTGGCAAGAATCAGGTCGCCGTCTTGAGTCACCAGCCCCTCTGCCTGGGCCAGGCTGCGGAAGGTCTCGCGGTCGGGAAAGCGAAAACAAAACATGGCTACTGGGTCAGGGCCTGCAGCGTGGTGTTGGACAGGCGCTGGGGGAAGTAGGTCAGGCGGCTGATTGGGCCGTTAGCGTAGGTAGCCGTGCCTTGAAAGCTGCCAATAAATAAACGAGATTGATTTGCTGCAATAGTCGTTGAGTTATCAACGCCACCAGTGAACACGTCCGGAGTAATTCCGTTGCTTGATGTAGCTGCATCATTTGTCTTGTTTGCGTGAGCGCCCTTGAGTCTCTGCAGATCATTAAAATTAGAACCAGTAAAGCCGCTCATCGTCGCAATTGCATTCGACCAGTTAGTCATCTGAAAAGTATTGCTTAAAAACCTGCCCTCCCATCTTTCGTTTGTAGTGCCGTTGTCAAACATGAATAGCCTCCCCCCGCTTCTTGCTTGAAATTCAACAAACACCGTCCCCTCATCCTGCCGATACCACGAGCTAAACGCACTCCCCGTGATACTCACCACGTCAGCACTGCGGGTGACGGTCGCAGTAGTGGTTTCAATAGCACTCGTAGAAAAAGCTCCACTCTCGCACTGCACATAGTCCACCGCAATAGCATCGCCGCTGGTGACAATCCGGAAGCCCACCACAGGATTGGCCACCGTGGCGGATGGAATCGTGACCCGAGTCCAGCCGGTGGTGACAGTGACAGCCGTCCACGTGCTGCCGTTGTCCTGCGTCATCTGGATAGTGCCGGTGCCCGTGATGCGCTTCACATGGGCGCTGGTAGCCCTCGCTGCACTGGCGCTGGTAATCGTCTGCAGGATGGTTCCATTGCCTGCTGATGCAGTGATGCTGCTGGCGCTATTGCTAACACCATCGGCACCTGTCTGATCTTTGGCGGTGGTGATGTTTGTTGCCACCCATGCGGCATTGGTCAGGGTGCGGTTGTGCAGCAGCAAATTCGCCCGCTGCTCCTCCACCAGCAGCCCTAGGCTTTCGCCGGTCGTCGGGTTGTGGTCGAAGCGCGGCACATCATTGCCCGCCGTCTGAATCAGCCCGTTGCTGCCTACAAACGTCCCGTCACCAACCCGCGTATAAGTGATCAGCTGCTGGCCGCTTACCGCATCAATCAGGCTCCGGCTCTCGGCAAACCGCTGGTCCAGCGACGGCACCGCCCGAGCTCTTCGCCACAGCTCGTTCTTCACCCACGGTGGCGCAAGTACCGCACGACGCGATGGCAGCGCCAGGCTCACAGGCCTGCCTCCAGCGTCATCACCCGCAGATCAAACAAAGTTCCACTAGCAGGCGTGAACGCACCGCGAGTCTCGATCTCTGCAAACAAACTTGTGCTAGCACTCGCCAGCTTCACCGCCAGACCGCAATAATCCAGCTGCGTAAACAACGTGCTACCCAGATCCTGTGGCGCCGGCAGATCCACAAATCCTGCATAGTTTGCAACATCACCACTCACCAAGTCGAATGCCGCATTGTCTGCAATAGCAGTAGGGCTAACGGTATAGAAATGCACCCTGAAACTACTCATCCCACTCGGCACACTGGTAGCACCAATCAGCAACCGCACGCTCTGCACCAGCACATACCCGCCGCTCGGGCCGATGCTGCTTAGCGTCAAGATCGCGCTACCGCCGGTGTCACCCACCACATCGCCAGCTGCGTAAGCTGTCGTATTCGACGGCCGCGTAACCGTTACAGCTGCCCGGTACGCCTTGCCGTCAACAGTAAGGCTCCCGCTGTTATCACCCACAGGCACAGCGCCGCTCTGCAGTGCTGGCAGCTTGCCGTCAATCGAGCCGGTGTCGGCATCAATCGTGTTCAGCAGTCCTTCGACACCATCAAGGTGACCAATTACCGTGTCCTGCCTAGCAGCTGTAGCGGCGCCACTTGGCAGCGGCAGAGAATCGGCGCTAACTGGTACAGGATTCTCAGAAGTGTTATTAACTTCGACTTCCCCAAGTTCAATAGGGGGAAGTTCGATCCCCTCAACCGACACCGGCAACGGATCGGTACTGCTCACCGTCCGGCCCTTGCCGTCAGCACCGATGAATCCAACCGCCGCGCCCATGGTCAATCCTCAGAAAAAATGAAGTGGCCCCGGTCTCCCGGGGCCTTGTGACTCAGTTGTCCAGCAGCACCTGAACCGTCGTTGCAGCCTGCGCAGCAACCGCCAGGGCATAACCCACCTTCTTGCGCGTACCCGAGCTGTCAGACCCGGACACAGAGCCCGAGCTGAAGTACACAGGCCCGCCGGCAGTGGTGGCATCACCAGCAGCAGCAACCAGCTTTGGCAGAGTAAAAACACCCTTCAGAGCCAGAATGCCCTTGGCGCCATTGGCCACGGCGGTCATAGAAACACCGTGAAGGTCGCCAACCTGCACCAGCTGGCCGCTGGTCACATCAGCGCCAGCCGTGAACTCGATGTAGTCGCCGTTTTGAACGAAGTTCTTCATTGGATCAATGCGAGAGAATCAGGGTTGAGATCAGACGTTCTTGGAGCGGTAGAAACCACGGAAGTCCTTAACCGCAGCACCGAAGTCGAATCGGGCCAGCAGCTCCACACCATCCGGGTCGCGCTTCTCGGTAGTCGTCACAGTCGGCCCTTCTTCGCCGGCCAGATACCCGTACACAATCCCTTCCACAGCGCCGGGGCTTGTTGCCAAGTACCAAACATCAGCAGCACCGTCAAGCCGGGGCTCAACGATCAGCTGAATGCCTGCGGTCTGGGCATTAACCACCGGGCCGTTGTCGCCAGTACGCGCCGAGGGGGCGTAACCGGTCGGGAACAGGAACTGGATAGCCGTGGCTTCCAGATCCGTAGGCACCATCAAATAAGAAGGCGTGAGGTTGATGGTGTTACCAGCGATGTCGGTTTGCTTCCGCATCGCCTTCTTGGCGGTGTTGAACCCAGTGGTGCTGATCGTCAGGCCAGTAGAGCCGCCCATGTTGTTGTGGGCAGCGTTGAACAGAGCCACGTTGTCAACGCTGGTGACAGCGTTGCCAGTGATCAGACCCCAGATAATGTTCGACTCAAGCCGG